CTACCACAGTTTGAGCATTAAGTACATTAATTAATTCGAATGTCACCACATCATTTTCTTGGAGTGGCCGATCTTCAGGCCGATGCATCTGATAAAAACAATAATGAGTCAAGATGCCTTTATCAATGCCGGCCTGTACCCATGGATGTGCCTTCATCTTTTGCTCAGAAACATTATAATATTGGTTTTGGCCGATGCATTTAAAGTCGATGAATGCTTCATCGACGCGAACGTCATATACACATGCACCATTCTTTGTAAGATGCTCATCGAGTGGGCCAAGAACAAGTTTTTGCTCGATAATCCACTCTTCGAGCATTAGACAATCGACATCTTTGGTAAACTTGAAGTCGTTTCGACTACCCTGATTGAGGCGTAACTTCATGCTTTCGCGAAGTTCGAGGAAATCTCTGTCGATCACCAGGCCTGGCTCGGTAGTGGAAAAGACGGTTTTAAGTTTTTCTAAAATATTAGTCATCACATTCTCTCTATCATTTTCAGTATACACCATAATTCTCAATTTGTACATACATATTTTTATTAAAATCGTATTGATAATATGACTCAATTCGATATGATTTGTTTTTACGATTGAAATTTATTACGTGTTCGTATTTAGTTACTCTTTCTTCTAATCTAAAACCTTTCGAATTGGTATAACCCATCTTACCAAAGTTTTGATTAATTGTACATGTTTTTCTTCGATAAGAAACTATTTTTTTAGTTTTGTGAGTAGCCCATGATTATTCACATGGCTTGGTGCTTTCCACCCCGCAGGTTTGATTAAGTCGGGCAATCCAAGAGGATTCGGCCGTTCTGGTTTAATGCCAACTTCTTTCGAAAGGTTGGCATTTAGAACCTTATTCCATGCCTCATAGCTATCGATACCCATCGAATCCAATGTACCGATAGCCACCACACAGAGGTCGATTAAACCGTCGACGATTTCTTCGGCATCGTTATTACGAACCGCATTCTTTGTTTCAGTGAGTTCTTCGTCAAGGAACGACATACGGAATTGTAGGAACTGCTTCAGCTTCTCAGCATCAAAGTCCTGAACCTTCTCATTAACGCCGTAATAACGATGCATACCAGAGATATCTTTTACCCAATTTTTACTCATGCTTTTAACCACTCCATCATTTGTTGTACTTCTAAAGATAACTCATTTTTTGATTTAAGTACACCCTTTTTTTGATTTATTTTCGCTGCCAGCTTTTTTGCTTGCTCCATGTGATATCTATTCGCTCGTCTGGTGTGTAGTATGCCATTTAAGTGATCGAGCTCGTGTTGAAACACCCGAGCAGTGATACCATCGAACTTCTTTGTCTCGGTCGTACCATCAGGATGTGTGAAGCGAACCTTAATAAGCTTCGGGCGTTTGATCTTGACAAAGAGATTCGGACGCGATAAGCATCCTTCTTCAAGAACGACAGTCTCAGTTGAGAAATCAATAATCTTCGGATTGATCACGCCGATTATGTTCTCTGCTCGCATGACGAACATACGAGTACGTATACCGATCTGATTCGCCGAGAGGCCCATTCCTTCAGCATCAATCATCGTCTCAGAAAGATCGTTGTAGAGTTCAACCGGATTTACATCCGCATTACCGAAAACAAACTTTGGCATCTCTTCTTTCAGAAGAGGATCATTATATGTTAAAATATCTCTGATCATCACAGCGCTTCGCGAATCTTGGCAACCACGTCATCGGCAGTATCGTAACTTGATAACAGATGTTCTTTTTCATCTCTTACCCAAAGTAATTTTGTCATTTCAAAATCCTATCAAAATTTAGTTTTGTCATTCTACTAATTGGCACGCGGTACTTTTTTAGTAGTTCCATCTCAGCTTTTGAATATTGTTGATACCAATAGACCTTGCTGTCTTTCTCTTCAATCCACTGGTTCATACTACAATTCGACTAAAATTCTTATGCTTCGCAAACTTGATCACAGAATGGAATTTGTCATATAGCTGATCTCCTTTGTGGCTGATCACAAAAGTATTTGTGTCTTGAGTAAGTCCTTCGAGAATCTTCATGAATTCTTCTGTTCCTCCGACGTCGAGCGACGAGTCGAAGACTTCATCCATGAGGAGAAGGTTGGTTGAAGCAGAATTGCGAAGCTTAGCAATAGCCCTCCAGGTAAACATAAGGCTAAGATCAATACGCATTTTTTCGCCTTCGGAGAAAGAGGCATAGCTGAAATCGTCTCTGTAACGCGACTTAATAGTTTCATTAAAATTTTCGTCCAATTCGAACTGGACAAAGAAGTCCATGGCAGCGAGATACTTGTTGATCAACTTATTCATGATAGGAACGTATTGTTTGATGATCTTTGTTTTAATGCCTGTATCCTTCAGAAGAATGCCTGCAACTTCTAGAACCTGCCGATGATGTGTGAGTTCTTCTTTGTGCTTCTCTGTATTCTTTAAGTCAGTCTTAAATGTGTCAATGTCGTCATTGCCTATATCAATCGCTCGAGTGCTGGTACGAATCGTTTGAATCTCTTCATTCAAGGCACTGATAGAATTCTGCCACGATCTGATATCTGTATTCTGTGACATAATATCATTGTTTATGACACCGATCTCGTCGAGTATCATTTTAATCTCTTCGATTCGAAGTGACAGTTTATTAATTTCTGTTTCAATCTGCACCAATGCACCAGAAACTTCTTGACTCTTGCCTTGTCGGTTACTAATACGCTCGGTCTTAAACTCATGATCAAGCCCTTGTCGACACGTTGGGCAATCATTATGCTTATGGTAGAAATCAATTTCTTTCTTAAACTTTAACAGCTTGGTCTCAAGCGACGATTCCATAGTAACAAGCTTTTGCTTTCGCAATGTAACATTATCATTATCTTGGATTCGTTGATTTAAATCAGACAGTTCTACTTGATATGATGTAACCAGCTGCATTGCAGTATCAACGCGAGAGTTGAGTTCTTCAACTAATCCTTGCTTACCTTTAATCAACTCATTATTATTAATTTGAATATTCGTAAGATGTTTCTCTGCCAGCTCGATCTTATTCTCGATCAAGTTAATCTTATGACCAGCTTCGTGCAGTTCGTTACGATTCTCGACACTCTTTTCTTTTAGAAGAGTATTCATTGTACTGAAGATCTGAATGTCCAGGAGATCTTCGATGACTTCTCTTCGCCCATGAGCTGGGAGCTGCATAAAGGGCAAATAGTTTGCAGAGCCTAATACTACGATTTGGCTGAAGGATTTGAAACTTAATTTCAATAATTGCTTCTCAAAGTAATCTTGATAATCTTTATTAGAGCTATTTTGATTTATTAGTACACCATTTTGATAGATCTCGAATAGGTTAGGTCGCATACCTCTTTTTACAAGAAACTCGTTTTTTCCTATGAGGAACTCACATTCAACTAAAAGGTTCTTATTTGTTATCGAATTGACAAGCTGAGGCTTATTAATGTTACGAAAAGCTTTACCATACAGGACGTAAGATAAAGCGTCTAAAATCGTCGACTTACCGGCACCGTTTTCACCGAGAATGAGGGTCGACTTGTTGCGATCCAATTGGATTTCAGTCATCTGATTTCCAGTTGACAGAAGATTCTGCCAGCGAAGTTTGTTAAAATAAATCATGTAATACGTATTACTCCACGCTTAAAGCATCACCATACAACGTTGTTAAGAAATTGTACAATCTTTTTTTGTCGACAGGAGTTTCCCACTGGTCGATCACTTTAGTAAGGATTGTAAGTGTATCTTCAGCTTCGTTGACAATATCGCTGTCTTCTTCGAGTTGGAGATTGAGATTGTCTTCGACCACCTGAATATCAAGTGCGCCTGCCTTTTCGAGCTTATCAATATATGTATCGAACCAGAAAGGATTGTTTTTATTCTTGACAATCACCTTGATATAATTGCCCTTTGCTGATGCAAAATCCAAATCATTAATGCAGTCTATGTTGGGATATTTAGCATCATCATAAAACCACTTCTGAAACATTGTATATGGATTCTGTATAAATGTTAGCTCACGTGTATCTGTGTCAAATATATGAAAGCCGCGTGGATCATTATAATCAGACCAAGACATTTCGTAGGGTGCGCCGAGATAATTGATGTTGCCGCGCGAGGACTTATGATGAAAATGCCCACTACAAACGACATCAAACCTATCAAACATGCTAGAGCTAAATCCATGATCATTCACTGCACCCTTATACATTTCGAAGCCAGCTAGCTCGAGATGTCCAAATAAAACCTGTGCACGAGTCTTATCGATAAACTCCATGCTTTCGTCATAGTTTCCAGAACAAATCCACGGAAGTACGGCAACGCGAAGGCCGTCGATATCTAATTCAGTAGGATCCGAGTAATAGTGAATATCATACGTTGAGTGATCAAACAGTTCGCGCATCGAATTCACTTCGTTAGTATTCTTGAAAGCGGTGTCGTGATTACCAATGATTACATCTAATCTGATTCCAGCGGTATCGCAGTGTTCGACAAACTTTCGCAAGTGTCTAGCTGTGACGAAGTTGATATACTTTCGTCGATCAACAATATCGCCCAAATGAAAAATGCGGCTAATATTATTAGCAGAAAGGTATGGAAAGAATTGTTCATAATAAAACCTATTAAAATATTCTGCGAAAGCTGCAGAATCTCCACGAGCACCCCAGTGAGTGTCAGTAATTAAAGCAATTTTCATTTAAAACTCTTCTTTTTCTCACTATTATATTCACGCAATGACGTCTCTGCGAAATCACGAATGATTTCCATTGAGATCATATAATTATATCGAACGTGTTCAGGCGATTTTTCATTCAGCATATTTTCTCTGATTTGTTGAACCAGGATTGGAACATTATCCTTCATCTTCTTCGTCCTCGATAAATTTCTCTATACCCTTTTTTTCAACTTTCTTGGGCGGTTTCTTTGCTTCAAACTTCTCTACTAATTCGCCAAGCCTTTCTGATACATTGATAAACGCGGCATTAAAGTGTGATCGATCTTCGGGAGCCATATCCACGAGTGTGTTCATAATCATGCTATTCTCAAAAGCTTTGTGCTTGATATACGTGTGCTTCTTTTCTTTTTGTATTCGACGTAAGAATGCATAGTAAATAATTTGAGTAAAATAAGCAAACGGGTTTGAAGATTTGTCAGGATTAAAATTATGAATATATGTGAGGCAGTTTTCAATGCCATCTCCTACCATTTCTTCACGATAAGAGTATCCAATAAAGTTCGGGCGAGTCGATAATCGCTGCGCGATAAGCATAATGCATTTGCCTACGTAAGTCGGAATAGCAGGTCTCCGCTCGCCATTCTTCTTTGCTTCTTGACACAAGTTCCAAAATTTGACCATCTCTGTGTAGAACAGCTTGTTATCAATATAGTGATTGGTAGTTTTATTCTTCATGCTGATACTTTCTCAATTTATGGTACTTTTACCTGTGAATCTTTGTGTTAACAAAGCTTTCATTTTGCGATCCATGTCATCAATGCTCTCAAGAACTTCTTCTAAAATATTATCATTTTTTCGAGTGTCTGTATATTCGACTAATCGTTTGTAATATTTTTCCATTCTATCTGATACATTATAATTATATAATACAACATTTTTCTTTATATGTACACAGTTATCTTTCGAAAACGCCAACAAATAATCCATACGAACGCCAGAACTTTCTCCTGATTCATAGTCGTCGACAATCTCAACAAGGTATGGGTGTGTAACAATATATTCGTCAGAATTTTCTTCTACTGCACCGATCATGGTATCGCGGTTAGCAAGGTGCATTATTTTAATCATGATTAAACCTTCACATTATAGATTTCGTAGTCAAATTGCTCAGCATCATAGATCTTCGTTCTTTCGATAAAATGCTTGAGTGTAAAGTTTTGATGAGATTTGTAAGAAAGGTCGTCGACAAGATCGTACAGAACTGCGTGCTCTTTTGATTCATGTTGACGAAGCATACGGCCAATCGATTGGAGTACCTTAATCTTCGATTTTGAAGGAGATGCTGCAATCATATGATGCAATCGATTGATGCTGACTCCGGTCGACGTCGTTCCGAGTGAAGCAAGGAGAATGGCATTTTCTTCTTCTTCGATAGCCTTTCGGATCGATTCTCGAGTGTCACCGTTGACAGAGCCATCGATATAAAAAACATTGTGCTCTGTGCTTTTTGTAATAAGATCGTGGAGTATTTTGCCATGATCCACAATTCGAAAGAAGATGAGCTTATTACCTTTTAAGGAGAGGCCAAGATTTCGAATGAATTTGTTCCGAGCCTCACAATTGACGAGGAAATCAATCTCTTCTTGATATGTTTTTCCTTTGACTGCACGACTGGTAGATTCATCGTACTTCAAGACGATACACTTGATCTTAAGCTTTGATATGTATCCTTGATCCATCAGTTCTTTTGTACTGACGGCTTTGTATTTTGGACCGAAAAGACCTTCGATTGTTGTTTCGTTGAGAGGTGTGCCATCAAGAGTACCAGTAGTACCAAAGCGATACTTACAATCAGTAAGGCTACTTAGAATTTGTATAAGCGAGGCTGCTTTTGCGCCGTGGGCTTCATCTCCGAATACGACTCCGAATTGTTGATACCAAGGTTTTGGCATCTTATTCTTACCGTTGTTTAGCGACTGCCACGTGGTAATCACCATGTCGCAGTCGATATCGTTCGTCTTGTTCAGTCCTTGAGTGGACATGTGTATGTTACCAGTATATCCATAATCTCGAAAGTCGCTCTCCATCTGGTTGACAAGCCCAATGGTAGGAACAATAATTAAACCTTTATGTTTATGATACCATCGCATAAGGATATAGATCATCAAAGATTTACCAGAAGAAGTAGGAGACACCAAAGTTCTTCGATTCGATCGAATACATTTCAAGATCGAATCAAACTGATAATCTCGAACGTCATACTTTTGAGGAATTCCAAGGGTGCTTATGAATTCCCTGAGCTCGTGTTTTGAAACATTGTCATAGTAAATCTCATCGTCAAATGAAAAAGTATAATTTCGAGCATCACAAAACTTTTTAATATGTCTTGCTAATCCGGCGTATACATATCCAGTAAGATTGTTAACGAGACGAATCTTGCCGTCCCACATTCTGGCTCTATACTTTGGATGGAACTTATAGTTCTCTGCATAGAAAGTGAAATGATCAGCCAGTTCCATAAGCGTCGAAGCTTCTGCTTCCACTTTGATGTGGACATTATTGATAAATTTAAGATGTACTGAACTCATTAAATACCGACCTTGAAACGCTCCCACTCAATTGCGGCCTTAATATTAAAACCGCGTGCAGTGAGAGACTTGATAATGGATTCAAGGAGGTCGATCTTCTCGTGCTGAATGCCGAGTTTCAATGATAGATTCACCATATCCTTGTCTGCTTCTATATAGTTATTCACTTCAGATTTGAGGATTTTTCCTTGCGGCGGCAATCGCCAACCTTTCTCGTGTGACTCTTCTGTTGGTCCGAGAGTATAAAACTCTAATTTCTCGAGCTTCAGTTGCTTAAACTCTGCTTCTTGTTTTCGAAGCAATAGCCGCTCATGCGTAAAGATTTTAAAGTATTTATGATGGAGTTTTGGGATCTTAAGCGCTTCATCGCCGAGCTCAGAGCGATTAATATGGGAGTCCTTCTCCCATTCTACATAAATGTCATCAATTTTCATAATTCATCCTATAAACCGTTTATATCATACCTTAGATATTTAAACTGTACACTGCATTCTATATAATTGACACTGGTATCTGTAGTATTAAATTCAATATCTGCTATACTAATTGGAAACGCATCATAGAAAGTAATCATAATATTCGAGTTCATACTGTTATTCATAATTTGTAAGTTAAGATCTGAATATAAAGTATCTAATGTTCCAGCTGCCGCTGTTTGCAACTTCTTATATGCATCGAAATTAACCGGAGAAGCTATAGCTGTCATCCATTTATAAATCTCAATGTAGTCTGTCATATCTTCGCACACTCTGAACGTAATATCCAGTGGACTATAAGTAAGTTTTCCTGTGACCGGAATAGGAACAAACTGCGTAGGAGATTCTCCATTGCTCATTTGGATTCCAGGAACCCGCACACTCTGAACATTATAGCTTACGGCTGGTGCACGACCTAAAGTAAACTTATAACCTAAAGGTGATAGAAAGTTCTTGTTAATATTATTTACAGCTGTCATATCTTTCCTTTGGCGCTATAACCCATTATACACACTATTTATATTTTGTACATGCTAAAAAGACAAAAAGAAGGGGAGCCTTTCGACTCCCCTTCCAGTATATGGTTGGTTGAATCCAACTCTTATTTTTACATCAGGTTGTTTACAAGAACCCGACGATAGTACTTGTTAGAATCCTGCTCGAGAGTGGCAGTAGGTTCTGCACCTACTAGACCCTTGGCGAATGGATTCGGTGCCATACCGTAACGTGTCTTGAAGCCAATCTTCGGCTGGAATGAACCTGGATCAACCGCACGAACCATTTGCAGTGGAACATATGGGCAATAGAAGAGACCAGCGTCGAACGGATTCGAACCCTTATAGCCTACTACCAAGAAGTTTGTACCAGCGTATGGATCGATGTAGACCTTAATACGGCCGCTGAGAACACCAGCAAAAGTGTTGCCGGTGTCATCGATGGTCAATGACGAGGTGTTCAGAGCAGGAGCGTAATCAAGAACGCCTGCCATCTGAAGCGCAGAAGCAACATCTGACGAGCAGATGATTACGTTACCCTTACCGCGACGTGTTTGTTTCGCAATCTGATTGCATTCACGTTCGATTTGGAACAGAAGACCCTTGAACTTTTCAACCGACCAACGGCCGTTTGAATCGGTGTCAAGATCGAAGATGCCCGCAGTAGTGGTTCCTTCGGTTGCGCCTCTTTCAGCAGTGATGATGATCGAGCGAACAACTTCACGGTTGATTTCCGCAAGGATTTCGCCAGAAAGGATGTTCGAAAGTTCTGATTCTGCATCAATGCCATGAATCGCTTTGAGATCTTGCGCAAGTTCAAGAGTGTATTCAGCCTTCAGGGCGCGTGTCTTTGCAGATACGGTAACCTTTTCGATGCTGAAGCCCATTTCTGGGAAGATGAACGAGTTATTGGCGCCGAGCAATTCAGCCGAACCAACCAAAAGACCCATGGTGTAGTTGTAAATAGCTGCACCGGCGTTGTTTGATGCACCTGGTGCAGTACCAACGGTGTTAGCACCAACAGCAGTTGCTGAAGCAGCACCTGTATTAGCAGCATCTAAACCAGCGCCAAGGCGCGAAGCGTGGCCGGTGTTGGCTTCGTTGTAGAATGCTTCGCCAACGGTTGAATCCGTTGAGTTGGCATACTGTGAACGCATTGCAAAGATAAGGCCAGTTGGACCGTTCATTGGCTGAACGCCGCAGACATCATATGCAATCAGATTTGGCATCGAACGACGTACGAGCGAAATCAATACTGGATCGAAGTTTGCAACTTGACCGCTACCTACAGAGTTAACAGCGCCGTCTTCTCCGAGCAGCTGTTGTCCGCCACCGGATTCGCGAAGTGCTTTTTCGGTGTTTTCAAGTACGGTTGCAGTTACAAGACGCTTATGTGCATCTTTAATTTCCGGAAGATCCGTGTGCTCTAGCACTGGCTTCCACTTGTTATTCAGTTCCTCAGCTAACATTTTATTCTCCCTTTATCCTTAGGATTTGTTTATTATTTATAAAATTAGAATTTTTTGGTTCTTGAAATAGCGCTGACATAGTTTGCCATTTCTCCAACTGCTACAGGCGCATTTTCTTCGAAGAACCCTTCTGAAGCTTCTTCTGTAATCACGCCGGTATTGAATTCTTTCTTCTCAGAGAAGTACTTGGTCTTCAGAATATTGAGTTTCTTTACATAAGACTCAGAATCTGTGTACTCAATACCTTCTGCAAGCGTCCGAAGTTTTTCTACCTGTGTAGCAGCAAGACTTTCAGACACTTCATCGAATGTAGCTTCCATTGTAGCTTCATCAATTACTGCTTGTAATTGTAGTTGCTTATTTACAGACTCGTCGAATCGAGTTTCCAATTCTTCGATCTGCCCCTTCAATTCACCAACGACATCAAGCTTCTCTTCAGGAACTGTGATGTATGATTCAGCAAACAGATTGTAAAGCCCTTCCATGAAGTTCTCTGCAATATCAGCGCGTACTGTGGACTCGACAGCAAGTTTGTTGTCTTCCATCCACGATTCTACTACGTAATCGAGATATTGATCGATCTTTGTAGTAATCTCTTCTTTAATTTCTTCTACTTCTTCTTCGACGCGAGCTTCGAACTCTTCTTCAAGACGAGCTTCTTCAAGCGAAAGACGAGCTGATACAGCCGCTTCGAAGATTGTAGAAAACCTTTCTTTTGCTTCTTCAGTCAAATCTTCGCCGGCGAATACTTCGTCGATGTCTTCTTTCACTGCATTCATTGTAGGCATCGGCATCTTACCGATAGCAGGAGCACCACCGGGAGCAGTAGCGGAGGGAACACCATCAGCACTATACTGCTTGATTGAATCGTTAAAGAAGTGCGAAAGATCTTCGCCCTTCAATTGTGCAAGAAGCTGACTAAATGTAGCTAGCATCTCGGCGCGAGTTGGATTCGGCTTCAATGTTTCTGCGGCTGCAGATTCATCGATACCGTCTTGAACGATTTCACTCGTATCTTTATTTGACATTTTTGACTCCTTGTAAATTTTATTTATTTATTCTAATTAGATTTTAGAAATTTTATTGAGGAAGTTCTCAAAAATTTGAAACTTTTTAGCCTGAAGCTGCTTTAAAGAAGAGGCTTTTTCAATAACATGCGCGGTTTGTTCTATTACCTGCTCAGCAAGTTTCTTTGCTACAAGCAGATCATCTTGCCAAATCCATTCTACACCTTCCATAATTCCGTTTACAAATGCGTCTGGAGCAGAAGGATCGGCTACAATATCTGCAGCGGTAGCCAAATAGAAATCGTCTTGAACTTCATTAATGCCTTCTCTATTTAGCTTCAATGAACCCATACCTCTGGATGATACACCGAGCTTTACGCCTTCTCCGATAAGTCCCTTGGCAATGTTACCCATTGGAGTATCCATTAGCTTAGCACGACCCACAAAGTTGTTGCCTTCTCTCTTCAAAGAAGTGATCATGTGAGATACACGATCGAGGTTAATAGCCGGACCATCCGGATGACCTAACTCTCCAAGAGCTCTGCCTTTCTGGATATAAGATTCGTCATAACGATTAACTTCTTTTTCAAGAGTCTCTACAGGATACATACGACCATTGCGGTTTTTGATGCCTCCTTGCAAGAAGATACCTTCAATGTATACGTTCTTCTTCCCGTCTTCACGAGCTTCTGTAATACATTTCAGATCTTCAAAAACTTCGGTGATTAGCTTCATGTCTTATTACCTTAGGGGTTATTATATGCTGAAATAAATGTGCCGACCTTTTGAACTTCTAATAGAACGTATCCGTTAGCGGTACCTACAAACTCTATACTAAGATTGGCTGATTGTCCTACAGTAAGAGCCATGCCGTTGCCGGCATAGTCTTTATAACCGGTTGAATCGTATACGCCTACTACTGTAGAGCCTCTCTTCAGAACAGCGTATCCAGGTGTTCCAGATGGCTCGATGCCGTAGAAAATCTGAGTAATATAAACGCCGCTAAGTACTTCGTCATCGAGTGCCAAGCATGTGCTAGTAGAATCTACGTTAGTGGTTGTGCTATTACCAGATACCTGAATTGTAGTATTCGCAGCAGATACATGAATAGTAGCGCTTGTATTTTTCTTATTCGATGTAATAGTAACAGCCATTATTCACCTCTGTGTTGAATAGAGAAGTCCAACATTTGCTCAACACCTTCAGGCGTATCACATACTTGCATAAATGCATGTTGATTATCTTCGTTGAGTTTCTCAAAGACTGCAATCATAGTTCTTTTATGTGATTCTGCAATATCACCAAGCTTATTCAGCAATCTTTCTTCTTTATTAAGTGGCTTACCACCGCGATCTGCAGAAAGCTTCGCAGCGATTGCCATAACTTGACGCTTCTTCTGTGACTTACCCATAAACTGCGGAGCATCAGACTTTTGGAAGTCTTTAACAACAGTACCCATTGAAGCCTTATCCATGTTTAGCTTCTCGTCAAGACCTTCGGCTTTTTCACCATATATCTTATCAAGTGCACGGTTGACTCCGACTTTACGATTTTGCATCTTCTTCAACTGACCGTCATAACCCATTTTTGGTTTACGTGCAGTGAAATCTGCGGAAGCTTTCTTCGTATAAGAACCCATTGTTGAGGGCGAAAGTTCATCAAGCTCTTCAGCTTCTTCAGCGACTTTCTTTTTCTTACGAAGAAGCTGAAAGTCATGAGCATCGACCTTGCCATTCTTATTGGCATCGATCTTATGTTGATTACCCTCGAGCGCTTCGTATACTTCTTCATCTTCGCCGGGTTCATACCCGTGGCGCTCAGATTTACGATCTGCTTTCTTTACTTTTTCGGCTTTGAACACATCATCGCCATTGCCATTGCGATCGGCAGTCTTAGCTACCACATGCTTGTCAATGAACTTCTGCTCGTCAGGGTTTTTGACGACCATTGGCCCAAGCTGTCTTTCATTTAAGAAATCTTTAAGTGTCTTCGCCATCGTCGTCATCTTCCTCTATGCCTAAGTCTTCGAGATCATCGAGATCAAGATTGTCGAAATCGTCTTCGTCGTCATCTTCCTCGATGTCTTCGTCGTCGAAATTGTCGATGTCTTCGTCGTCGAAATTGTCGATGTCTTCGTCGTCGAAATTGTCGATGTCTTCGTCGTCGAAATTGTCGTCTTCGTCTTCAAGTTCATCAGAAGCGAACATCTGCTGAGCATATGCAATGCGCTCGTCTTCGAGCCGAGTATCAATCTTTTGACGTATAATTCCGTCGAATGCGTTTGCAAACCGCGTCGGCTGTTGATCCAAGGTTGCTGCAATCAATTCATCAATGTCCATATAGATTCTCCAAAATTCTTTTTACTATTTATAACGTATTTACTTTCTTACCAAATCTGGTACATTTGGAATAGAAGTAGATTTTTGTTGCTTGTTAGCAGGTAAAGGCGTTGAATCAGCTGGAGAAGGCCCAGTGCCTGCATCTTCAGGCGGCAACTCTTGATCAGCTGGTCCCATTTCTGGAGGAGAGTATTGAGGATTATCCATTTCTTCAACAATCTGCTTATCAATCCTTTCCATATCTTCTTCTGTTTGATAAAGAACGTTACGACGAATCCATTCGTGTGAGTAGTACTTGCCGGCATAATCGTCGACATCGCGTAACATCGAGATACGATCACGGAGGATCTCAGTATTCTTGAGTTCAGCAAAGTGATTATCTTGAGTAAATTCGTATCTAAAGTTAGATTTAAATTCTAACCAATCTTCTGAGGTAATGATACCCTTTAAGATAAGTTGTTTTTCAAGAATCTTACTAAAAACTTCTGCGAATCTCGCACGAATTCGTGTAATGAATTTCGAAAACTTCACTTCGTCTCGAGTTACTTCTGTAGCTCTACCAAAGTTGAAAGCTTGTTCAGGATCTAACCGAGAGATAGGAACGTTAAGAGCTTTATAGAGTTTACGTTGAAAATAAATGATATCGTCGATCTGCCCAAGATTCTGTCCGCCCGGAAGAGTAGTAATTTCTGTACCCTTACCGCCTTCACGCCGAGGCAACCAGAAATCTTCAAGCATGGTCATGTGCTTACGATCGTCGCGAATCTCTCCTGTTCCTGCGTCGTATACGACCTTATTCTTAAAGCGAGTCATAACATCACGAAGATATTGCTCAGCTTTCATTTTAGGAAGATTACCAACATCAATATAAAAGATCCGACGTTCTGGCGCGCGCGAGATACGATAGATGACCAACGAGTCTTCCATCGCTTTTAACTGATTGAGAGGCTTAATAGCCTTTTGTAGATAACCAAGAACCATGTCGCCTTTTACGTTGACAAGACCAGAAGATACATTGACAATCGAGTCGACCGTAATCTTAATACCTTGTGTAGTAGGATCTTGATAATTCGGCTGACTCGGAACTTTTCCAAAGCCGTTTTCGTTGTAGATATAGAACTCTTCGCTTACCGAAGGAACTGTCACGTTTGAATCTTTAGCAACCTTTCTTTTCTTGTAAGATTTAATCTTACGAAGTTTGCGAGGATCTACGTATCGTAATTCTTGAATACCTTCTCTTGGATTTTTTTCATCGATCATCAAGTGATAGAATATTCTGCCGTCAACATACCATTTACGAAAGATCTCATAAGCGTGATTATTAAATTCTAAGAGTTCAAGCACTTTGTCAAACTCATCTAAGATGAGCTTTTTCACTTTGTCTGGTTGTTTTAAACTCTCAAGATTTAAAGATACAACTTCTTTCTTTGGATCAATAACAACTGCTTCATTGATAATGTCGTCGACTGCCAGCTCGATGTCAGGATGTTGAGCCATCTCTCTATACTTCGAGACAAGCTCTGACTCGGTTCGAATAGAACCTTCCATGTCAACATATTGACCATACGCGCCACCCTCAGCAACAACAAGCGCTCCATCGTCTTCCTGTTTTGTGGCAAACGATAGAAGCGCTTTTTCATCAACTTTTTTCTTAATTTCAAAACCAAATAACTCGGCCATGGATTCTCCAATTTAAATAACAAAAAAGTAAGGGGAATGGTTACCCCCTTACTTATTATTCGCCGCCGGCGCGATCTGTATTTCCGACACGCCCAACTGACCAGTAGTCATATTGGAACGTAACCTGGAAAAGTTCGATCTGATCTGTTGTAGACCAATCGAGCTCGATTGGGCTGATATTACTTGGGAAGACTCCGTTAAAATCATAAGTACGGATCTTCGAGCCATCTTTACCAAACTGAGTTACTGAAGCCTGTGATTTATATCCAGGACCAATTTCTCTGACGTTACGTTGTAAACGGTTAATTCTATTCGACCATTCTTCCATGGCGTTACGAATCAAGAAATCTTCGTCGTTAATGATTGTAACTGTCCATTCGGCGAATGTTCTATCACCGGCTAGTTTCATTTGACGGCCAAAGTAAAACACTGGAATGACTCCAAGATCAGAGCCAGGCAGCTGAGCTGCCTGACACATGAATCTTGTTTTTCGATCTCCAGCATTGTTCGCGGGATTTGAAATATCCACTTGAAACAGGTTTTGTCTTGCGCCACCGTAAACCAACTGGCTTCGCATTTCAGAAATATTAAAAGCCATTGCTTTCCCTCCTAGTTTATTTTATTTATTAGAACTGGCCAGCGATTTCGTTGAATTCTACGCCTGATCTTACGGCAACGAAGTTTAGCTGAATGAAGTTAATCGACTTGGCAGGCTTGATGTAGATATCTCCAATAAATCTGTTGCTGTCGATCACTTCAGCAGTATTATTCGTTTCGTCGCAAACCACTCGGAAATCAAAGATTCCACGTCGACCTTGAACGTCGCGAAGATATGGCTCAACCAGATTCACAAACTGTGATCTTGTGAAGTCATCATTAAATTCAAATAGTGTAGAGTTTGAAGCTGTAGCAATTGCTTTTTCAAGGACGATAAACAAACGACGTACATTAATACGATCGAAAGCACTCGCGCGACCTAGGAGAGTCTTATCTCCGTAAAGTACTGTACCTTGACCTGGGAATGTAACAATTGGATTGACATCGTTCTTGTACAGAAGATCTCTTTCGCCTTTACCAGGACTAAATGCTAATTTGACGAGGTTTTTAATTTGGCCGCGAGTAAATCCAGCTGGAGAGAACCAAGGATCTCTTAAGCTATCGCTGCGAGCAGTAATACCTGCAATATCGCCATTTAATGGAACGTAGCGATAGATATCTGCATACTTATCGTATTGATACTTATATCCAGAGTCAAGGAATGCATATGAAGTATTATGTAGACCCTGTCTAAATTCTACAATATTCTGTGCTTGCGCATTTTCGGCGCTAATACCTACAACATCAGAATACGCTGGAGAAATAAACACTACGCAATCTTTACGAACTTCAGCAATGTTATCGATCAGATAGTTAGCTAATTGAACGTCGTTAGTGCCTGTTGCTTTACCTTGAAGAAGCAGAGAAATATCTACTGCGCTTGCATCTGCAAAGAGGTCATAAGCAGAACCAAGGGCTGCCATTGAAACGCCGCTTTCAGTTGCGCCGTCTGCACCGCGAACAAAGGAACGAGTGTAAGTAGTTGTATTGGTCGAGTTAACAAGATTTGTCAATGTAGCAGAAGCTGCTCCATCGCGATCTTGTGTAGCCCAAACCCAACGAGAGAGGTCATTGATTGCAGTCTTATAATAATTAGTTGTACCATCATCTTTCTTGGCATCTGTTGCGCGAGAAAGGTTTTGGTAGATTTCAAGAACTTGACCAGGAGTTCCGCTAATCAAACCACCTTCGTCGATTACAACAACTGAAACTTCATCTGCTGTTGTAAGGCCAACGGCAGTCATCGATGAAGATACACTCGGAGCAGATTCTACAACGTTGAAGTATTCCCATTGACGCTTCAGAGAAGTACCACTGAAGTTGGTTGACTTATTCCAAGTTGAATCAAAATTCAGGCTAAAGAAGATATTTGTACCATCGTCGGCCTGTGCGCTCTTTGAAGCAACCTTTAGGTTTTGAGTTCCGACAGTGTTATTACCAACTTCGACATAATCTCCTGTAGTAATCTTATTACCAAGCGCAGTGACCGCAAGCCGTGCTTGATCAAGCGTGAGACCAAGGTCAGTAGCAGTTTGCTTTGTAACGTATACGTCTGAGTTTGCAGCGCCGCTCGAGATAGCAACAGCGGCTCCTCCAGAAGTAACAGATAGCGAAAGACCGATAGTGTTAGCACCCACAACGTAGTATGATATGCCTTCGGATAGTCCTTGAATGCTATTCGCGCTTGACGTTGTGCCTCTCGAATACCATACTTCATCGTTTTCTGCAAACAGCGTATTTGCTGTTGCTAGGCTGATGAAGTTTGTAGATACACCATTCGAACCGAGAGTTACTGCCTGTGCAGAAGCCGCTACACGATCAGCAAAATCGTCTCCTGACCACACAAACGCAATGTTAGCAGCATTGCTACCTACGTTGATAGTCATTGTCGCACTTGTAAGATCTGCAAGAGCATATGTATTTGCGGTTGTTGCTCCCCAAGTAGTATTGGTTTCAAAGGCAATCGTTTCTGCATATTGTCTATTGCTGTCACACATTGAAACTTTTAACGAGTTACCGAGTGCGCCAGGATAGCGAGCTACAAACTGTGTTCCAGCAAAAGCTGTATTGGTAGCACCTTTGTTTTCAAATTCTTCTGCGTTTTTAACAACTACATTTGATGCAACAACTGAGGCTGTATTACCAGCATAAGCAGAAAGTGTGGTAGCATTTGCGAAGAATGAAATAAGTGTAGAAGCACTCGTTGTTGCGGCTCTCGAGATTGTAATAGCAGAGTTTGTTACTGCTGTAACGAAGGTGTCATTGGTAATGCCATCTCCTTGCACGCGGTTACCAGCAGTAACGCCGAGAGCTGTACCGTTAGCTACAAGCGTAGTGTCTCCATCGACCGTAATAGTCGAGGTATTAGAAAAACCTGTTGTAGTAGCAGCACGTGAAACATACAAAGCATTTCCATAAGAAAGGAAGTTAGCAGCAGTATAGAACGTTTCGTAGTTGTCTGAGGTAGGTTTACC